CTTTAACTTTGACGGAGGACAACGTGGGCTTGAAGGTTCGCGCTGCGTTGCCAAACACTACGCTTGGGAGGGACACCGCAGAGCTTATTCGGACGGGGCTGGTCGATTCGATGTCGTTTGGCTTTTCTGTTGTTCGTGACACTTGGGACGACACGGGAACCAATCGCACTTTGAACTCTGTAAGAATTCACGAAGCCAGCATCGTGAGCTTTCCTGCATATTCGGGCACTGCTGGCACAGTGTCAATGCGTGGCCTGGACCGCATTGCGCAACGCGCACAGGTTGATGTTGACGAGCTGGCGGACGCTTTGCTTAAAATTGAGTCTGGCGATGAACTTTCAGTGGAGGAGGCAAACTTGCTCAACCGTGTTGTGGATGAGTTGAAGCCGGTCGACAAGGAACCTGAAGTTGTGGGCGACCTTGGCTTGTTGGCTTTGAAGAAGAAAAAACTCGAATTGTTGGAGAGGTTCTAATGGCTACATTTGAAGACGTGCGCCGCGCTATTTTGAAGGTTGCGGGGAACCCTGATTCTGGGGTGGTAAGGGATTTGTCGGCGGCCATGGCTCGCGCTGTTGTTGCATTGGACGAGGAGCCTGTCCAGGAGAATCGCGTGTTGAAGGCTAAAGAAACGCGGTAGAAGCGGTCGGCCCCTACCGTTCACACCCTTTCGACGGTAGGGGTTTTCTTTGCCCTAAAATAGGTGTGGGGCTGGATGGTTTCGACGACAAGAAAAAACCTGTAAGGGCAACTTGTCGGACTGGGGTTCGACTCCCCACAGCTCCACGGAGCTAAAGACAGCACACAAACTACAATAGAAGGACCGGATGTGAGTCACTCTCTGCCGGAAAGTTGAGCGTCACTCGCCACTAAACCCAAACCAATTATTTAGGAGACAAACATGTCATTCATTCGCAACAGCGAAGAAGCGCGTGGGAACCTCATCCACCAGGTTCGCGAGGTCCTTGACCACGCTGAGTCCGAGGGACGTGGCCTTGACGCCGAGGAACTTCGCAAAATTGAAAACATTGAGGCAGACATTGCCCGCCACGATGACGCCATTGGCGTAGCAAAACGCAACGAGGCCCGCGCATCTGAAGCAAACCGAAGCCGCCCGCGGCTTTGTTCCTGCCCCAAGCGCACGCACCGAAGCGGACATTTTCCGTGCGCTCGCCGATGGCGAAATGCGTGGACACACCTTTCAACCCTTCAGGTGAAGCTCGGGCCACCTTGGTGCCTTCCGCTAACACCGTGCCGGTTGATTTCCTTGACCGCGTCATGATGAAAGCCCGACTTGTCGGACCTTACCTCGACGTCGCAGAGGTTTTCACCCGCACAAGCGGTTCGGACCTGCGCATTCCCACGATGACCGCTTACAGCACTGCAGCCGAGTTCGCTGCCGGTGCCGCAATCGACGCATCGGAGCCCACGTTCAGCTCGATTCTCATCCAGCCCAAAAAGCAGGCCTTCTTGGTTGGTGTGGCAAACGAACTGCTCACGGATTCCGGGTTCTCGATTGAGCAGGTTATCGCTGACCAGGCCGGAAACGCTATCGGCACTCGTGCGAACGCCGTCATCCACGCAGCTGTCACTGCTGTCTCTGGCGCTGGTGTGACCGCGGGAACCACAAACGCTATTACCGCAGACGAACTGCTCGACCTGGTCTTCAGTGTCGATGGTGCCGTCCGCGCAATGGCACCCGCGTTCGTGGTAAACACTTCCACGCTGGCAGCCATTCGCAAACTGAAGGACGATGCTGGCGCATACATCCTCGACTATGTTTCCGGTGGTCCTTCGACCATCCTCGGATTCCCCGTCTTGGAACAGCCTGCAGCTGCATCGATTGCCACGGGCACCAAGCCTGTGTTCTTCGGTGATTTCAGCCAGGTCAAGGTTGCCACAACTGGCCTGGATGTTGCAGTCTCCCCAGACTACGCATTCAACCAGGACATCACCACCTACCGGTTCGTGTACCGTCTTGGTGCTGGTGTTGGAGATGCGGCCTCTATCAAGTACCTGGAAATGGCCTAACCATAACCAACGGAAACCCTCGTCGCCTGGTAGCAGGCGGCGGGGGTTTTCTGTATGCTGGCAGGTATGTCATCACCTGAAAAAATTAGGGGCGCTGTCAGCCTCGCTTCGAACAGTCCTTTTTCAGCGACAGGTTACGGGGTGCAGGCTGGCTATCTTGTGGAGCGTATGAAACGCCACGGGTTGGAGGTTGCCGCCCTGTCTAATTACGGCCTTTGAAGGGGGCCTTTGACACAATCAGCACAAAGCATGGCAATGTGAAACATTACCCCAAGGGCTTCAAACCCTACTCGGACGATGTTATCCCTTTGTGGCATCAAGAATTCACAAAAGATTTTCCGCACCTAAAAATGCGGTCATGACTTTGTATGACATTTGGGTGTATAAAACATGAAATTTGAGGGCGACATTATCGCTTATGTTCCTATAGACCACGTGACGATGCCTCCGATGGTGGAGGCAATGTTGCGCCGCAAAAACATAACCCCGGTCACAATGTCTTTGCACGGGCAGAAAATGTTGGAGGCGCGAGGCATTAGCTCCACTTATTGCCCTCACTCTGTCGACACTTCCGTGTTTATGCCTACGCACGAAATCAACGGTGTTCCGACCAGACAGTTTATGGGCGTTAAGGATGGCGACTTTTTAGTGTCTATTGTGGCCGCCAATAAGTCTAATGGGATTGTCCACCGTAAAGCTTTGGCTGAGCAGATTATGGCTTTCAGTGTTTTGAGACAGAAGGTCAAAAACGCGAAACTGTATTTGCACATGGAGCCGTCTGCAGCGTTCGGCGGGTTTGACATTCCCGCGCTCGTGTCCTCTGTGGGGTTAGATGACACCACAGTGATTGTGGCGGATTCAACACAGTTGCGCATTGGATACCCTCAGGAACATTTGGCGGCGCTGTACACGGCTTCGGACGTGTTGATGAATGCCACTTTGGGTGAGGGGTTTGGTGTGACAACGGTGGAGGCCCAAGCGTGTGGGACTCGTGTGATTACGTCTTCGTGGACGGCGTCACAAGATTTGGCAGGGCCTGAGTCGTGGCTTATTGATGGGCAACCGTTTTGGGATGAGCCACAAAAAGCTTGGTACAACACGCCGCTAATTGGGTCGCTAGTGTCTGCGCTGGAGCTTGCACACAAAGCGCCGCGTGGTATCAGTATTGATACTATAAAATTTGCCAAACAGTATGATGTTGAAAAAGTGTGGGACAAGTATTGGTTGCCATTCTTTAGGGGTTTCTTTGCCTGACTTGTCTGAGCTTCAGGGTGTTCATGCTGGGGAAACCGTCTGGGTTCTCGGCTCTGGCTCGTCGTTGGGGTTTGTTGACTCGTCCTTTTTTTTCGGCAAGACTGTGGTGAGCACAAACTATTCGGCGCACTCTATTGGCCTCCGACCGGATTACGTTTTCACCCATTACCATAAGCTCGCATACGAGTTCCTTGAGGACTCCAGGCTTTTGACCGTTGTGACGTTACAGAAAGACACGGTGACACACAACGAATGGCCACACAAAGAAGTTTCTAACCTTGTGATGGCACCTCAAGATAGCTATGCGGCTCCCGGTTCGTCGTGGGACCCATTCACCCGCAACCCTCCGAGGGCTGACTCGCTCGCATATGGGTCTTCTAGTTTGCATGGGGCGATGCACCTCGCGGCACATTTAGGTGCCGCACACATTATTTTAGTGGGCGCTGACTGTGGAACCATCGACGGGCAACACAGAACGGAAGGCTACCCCGCCGGGCATACACCTTGGGCTTTGTATAACAAACACCACAAGCTTATGAAAGACTGGCTTCAAGTTAAGTACGGGGTGACAGTGTATTCGCTAAACCCTTTTATCAACTTCAATTTGGAAGGGCACAGGTTCGACGGCTTATGATTCCTGTTCTTATTGTTCCTGTACTAAACCGCTATGACTTGCTCCAACGGATGCTGGACTCTATAGATTTTCCTGTCGCCGACCTTCTCGTCATTGATAACGGTGGGGATGTTGACAAGCTTCGCTTCCCTAACTGTGTTTTGAACTCTCACATCTTGCCGTTGCCTGCAAACCTTGGGGTGTCTGGTTCGTGGAATCTTGGGGTGAAACTGTTTCCGCACGCACCAAAGTGGGTTATTGCGTCTAACGATGCCGTGTTTGGGGCGGGTGCCCTTGAGAGGCTTTGTGACGCCCGTAGGGACGAGATAGTGCTGTCTGACGTGTTTCCCCATTGGCATGTGTTTTCGCTCGGTGACGACGCTGTGAGGCGTGTGGGTTTGTTTGATGAGGCACTTTATCCAGCCTATTTTGAAGACAACGATTATTTACGCCGAGCCGAGCGTGCAGGTGTGGTGGTTCGTCGGATTGATATTTCTTTGGCTCACGACAACAGTTCGACTATTAAGGCTGACCCGCGTTTGAGTGCTGTCAATGGGAACACTTTTTGAACAATCGTGAATACTTTGAAGGTAAGGTTTTGCGGGAGGATTTTGGTGAGGGCGGTTGGGTGTTTGGACCGTCGTCGCGCGAACAGGTGGGACTAAAGAAAAAACCCCCGCCGTAGCGAGGGCCTTTTCTGGTTTTGGTGTTAGTGGTTGAGGATTGCGAAGTCTTGTCCCCAGGTGATGTCTAGGTCGTAGGCTTCCGCAATGGTTTCAAGCTCGTCTTGTGCGAGGTCTTCGAGGTAGATGCTCATGGTGTGTCCCTTTCGGTTGGTATTGCTTGTGTCTAGAACTATACACGAGCTACACAGGCAACGCAACCCCCAACCCCAAACACCCCACACCGGTACAATAGAAACGGAGGCACACACATGACAATCACCAACGGATACGCCACACTTGCAGACGTCAAAGCGGCATTCCGCATTCAAGACACCGTTGACGACACCCTGCTCGAACTCAGCATCGAATCCGCATCACGCGAAATCGACGGTTGGTGTGAACGAATCTTCTACAACGCAGGCACAGCCACCCGCGTCTACGTCCCCACAGACTCTTTCCTAGTCGAAACAGAAGACCTCATCAGTGTCGCCACACTCAAAACATCCTCCACAGGAACAAGCTTCGACAGCACTTGGTCATTCCCCGGCGACTACCAGCTAGAACCACTCAACGGAATTTCCGGCGGCCTCACCGTGCCACGCAGCCGCATACGCGCCATCGGCTCATACGTTTTCCCACTATGGGACCCGCGCAACATCAACGCACACGAAGCAACCGTGGAAGTGACCGGGGTCTTCGGCTTCGAAACCACCCCACCGCAGTAAAACAAGCCTGCATCATTCTTTCCCAAAGACAGTTTAAGCGCTACGACACCCCCCTGGGCATCAGCTACGACGAGCTCGGGGCGATGCGAGTCGGCAGAGTTGACCCGGACATCGAAAAGCTGTTGTCGCCTTACAAGAAAGTGCGGATGGCGTGAGTATCACAGACATTCGCAACGGTATCGCCACAAACCTAAGCACCATCACGGGGTTACGCGCCACAGGCGAAGTGCCAGACCAACCCAACCCACCACAAGCCGTCGTCCAACTACAAAATGTTGACTATGACGGTGCCTTTCAAGGTGGAATGACAACCTATTCTTTCCTCGTGACCGTCCTTGTTGGCCGCGCCGCCGAACGCGCCGCACAACAAAACTTAACATTTACGCCTCGACAGGTGCGGGCGGAATAAAACCTGCTATCGAGTCAGACAAAACGCTTAGTGGTACAGCCTACGATGTCAGAGTCGAGACGATGACGAACATCTCTGCGGTATCATTAGGGGGAGATATTTCTTACCTTTCGGCAGACTTCATTGTCACCGTGTTAGCTAACTAGAGGAGAACCACATGTCACGCTTTGTGGCCACAGACTACAACATCACCATCAACGGCTCGGACTTCTCTGGAAGTATTGCGGCGGTAACCCTGGACATTAGCTCCGACGAGCAGGACGTCACCAGCTTTTCCAACTCGGGATACCGGACCGCATCGGTGGCTGAAGGATGCAAGCATCACG